TGGAGGACCGAGACATCCGCCGCTGAACCTTCAACAATACCGCCATTGGGTGCCTCCGCCAATTTGCGAATACGAGTGGTGCCGTTGGGGGCGACCATGAACAGAACCTTGGCCGCAGCGGCGGAGCCTTCAACGATGGATTGCATCAAGCCTTCGAGAGACTTGAGGTCACCAATGTATTGCTCAACGTACCCCCGCCCGTAATCCTCGCCATCCACCCGGTTCATTCGTAGGACAATGAAGGGACTGTCTTCTTCCTTCACCGTACCAACGGAATCCGGGATGATGGACCCAGCCACCTCTTGGTGCAGCATGTAGGTGCCGTCGCCGACCGCCTTCATGCAGGTGTAGAGGTCTACCGTGCTGGTGTTGAGAGGGTCCCCAGATGCCGCCACAAGAGCCTGAGCGTCCTCAGGAAGCGACTCAACGGCCATGGTCTCCTTGACGATCACCGTTTTCAGGTGACCCATGGCATCCCGTTTCACGACGTATCTGGTCAGCGGAATGATCCGCATCTCGCCTTCGTCGGTCATGTGGATCAAGACATTGCCAGCGACGATCAATTGCCGCAGAGCCTCAAACACCGACACCCGGTATGCCCGAGTCTCAATCTCCTGGGCCACGGATCGCTCGATCTTCGCCAGCGACATGTCAAACTGCGTCTTGATCTCGGCCCCATTGGCCTGCTGCTCGATGTCGTTCATGGCCGCCTGATCAATGACGAGACGGAAGAACGGGGTGTTTGGAGGCAGCAGGCTCAGAAGCAGGGCCGATGCCATGTTGTTGACACCCCGGGCACCGACAGACTGGTAGGGAGTCGGTAGTCGGTTGGTGTAGGTGTGACCTTCATCAACAACAAGCGTCGGGATGGTCAGTCGAGAAGCGTCCCTGGCTCGCTCGAGGATGGTATGCCGTTGGCTTTCGAGGCGGGAGTACATGCCCTGAGCGGAGCCTTGGTCCATTAGTCACCTCAGGTAGGGATGCGAAGACCGGTGCCGGTCTTGGGGACTCGAAGAGCCGACGTTCCACGACGACGACGGATGCTCAAGTCTTTGAGACCAGACTCTGCCGAGTATTCCGGAACGGACTGAGATTTCATGGTCTGCTGCTTAGGTGCTTTAGGGGTACGGGACGCCTCCGCCAACTCTTCGGCCTCCTTGGCCTGCTGTGCCATCTGCTTTTCAGCCTGCTGCTGCTGACTCTTGGCGTCCTTCTTGGCAATGTTTGTCTGATGAGCCTGCGCACCGACTGTTGCAGCAGTCATGATCAAAAGCGGAACCCACCACCATGCCTGCTGAACCTCGGCTGGTCCGCCGAAAAACAGATCCCACACCCACACACTAAGTTCCATGTCAGTCCTCCAGGATGTTGTCCTGCTGTCGTCGCATCTGCTCGATCAAGAAATCGACGACATGTCGTTGACCCGCCTTGAAGAACACCTGACGTTCGGTGTCGGACAGTTGGGCACACTTGTCGGGAAACCGCTCATCAAGAGCCTGGACAAGGCTTGGCGGTACATTAGGAAATGGAGAGTCCATAGAATTCAACACCCGTCAACATCTGATTCAAGATCAACGTCGCCGTGCTTCTCTTCGATCTGCCTTTGATGATCCATATAGGCGGCAAGAAGGCAGATGTAGTTGATGACATCCACACAAGTGTCCCGGAACGACTCGTCGGACACCTCAAACCGACCGGTCTTGCAGAAGCCGGAAAGCCGCTTGATCTTGTCACCAAGGCGGACCATGAACCCCTGCTCGGTCGTGACCCCCATGTTCATGTCTTCCACGAACTGGAAGTTCTGGAACGGGTGCGTCCCATCCTTACCCCCCGAGTAATCGTGGTTCTTCCGCATGGACAGTTCCAGGGCCTCTCGGCAAAGGTCCCCATGGAACTTGAAGTAGTCCTCTCGATTCATTCCGGCTGCCACGGGATGACCTCCATAGTGTCCCAGTTGAATTCTCCGGGCCGCAGGATCCGGGCGACCCGTGCCTGTGTCAAGGCGTATTCCTCACTGAGGCCCTGCTTCTCGTAGGCCCGAACCACCGTGGACCAGGAACAGTCCGCGTCCAACAGACGGTCGGCGGAAACAGGACCAACCTTTGGACATCCAGAATACCCGTCGGTGAGGTCGCCCATCAGGGCCTGGCGGAGGTGATATCGATCCGCCTCCTCCCTCGAGATGGTCAGGAACTCATCCTTGTCAGGTCGGTACAGAGGCCCGGGCAGACTGAGCATGTCCTTGTCGTCACTGACGTTGACCGTATCAGGCCCGGACATCAGCCCCAGAAGATCGTCCGCCTCAAGACTCGGAAAGTAGTGCGTGCGGTACTCGTAGAACACATGGTCCATCAGCGGGCGATACAGCAAAGGCTTCCGCTTGCTCTTCCGATGTGACTTGTAGGTGGGCAGAATCTTCTTCCGCCAATTCTCGTCACGCTTTCCGGAAACGCACATGATCAAGTGGTCGCACTTCGCACCATCCCGCCACGCCCTGGCTTCTCGATCGAACACCTCTCTGGCAAACTTGAAGTCCCCGGACAATGTCCAGATGTCATCGCCCCAGTTGATTGATTCCTCACAGGCGGCGGTCACCTGGTAGATCAGCATGTCCGCATCAATCAGTGCCGTCTTCATCACCACCTCCGTAGATCAGTGAAGTCTTGAGCGACTCGGTAAGGCCAAGACAAGCGTAATGCGGACCCTTGACGGACATCACCACACCATCCTCAGTCGGTGTCCGTATTGCAGCCCCGACAAAGATCAAGGAATCGAAACGCCTGTGCAGTTCCTTCAGCAACACAGGTGTCTCCACAAAGTTCAACGAATCATCCATTGAGTCCATTTGGCCTGCTCCGGTCTGTAATCTTTGTCAAGTCGAATGTGAAATGCTTGACGCTTTGGTAGTTCCTCAAAGGGCAACCAAAGCATCCAACCACGGGGACTGACAACGAACATGACATCAAGGTCATCACGGCGGTACTGCTTTCGAGACCTCGCTTTGCCATTGTCAATCCTGAGATAACTCTTTCGACCATTGCTCCACTCACTTCCCGTCTTGACTTGGACCTTGTACCGCTTGTTCCCCTTGACGGCGATGAAGTCCACGGACCCGCTTGAAGACGCGACCGGCCAGAACAACTCGTATCCCCGCGAGGAAAACCAGGCAGCCGCAGAGAATTCGGAAGTAGCCCCCACGGAATGAGAATGGAACATTCGGTTTCCTCAATGGGTTTCAGCCCAGTTGTCGCCAATGGAGAACTCGCCATCCAATGGACAACGGACGTTCAATGCTTTCGGCACATTCCTGATCGCTTCTACAACGGTCTGACCACACAACTCGGCCTGATCTGGATCGACCTCAAACTGGATTTCGTCATGCACATGGGCAACCTGCCATGCCTTGACCTTCCGCCACTTGAGGAGCGTGTGTGCATCGACGGTAGCCTGCTTCATGATGATGGCACCGGCAGATTGCAGCAGGAAATTCAGTGCGGAATGCTTTGATCGGATCGGAATTCGGCGGTTGTCGAGACCAATGACGTACGGTCTGACAGACAACTTGGACACCACGGCCTTCTGCAACTTCGCTAGGGCAGGCATGCGGCTGGTGAATCGCTTCATGATCTCCTTGCCGTCTTTCTCAGAACCACCAATGATCGCACCAACCGTCTTCGGACCCGCCCCGTAGATGAAACCATAGATGAACGTCTTCGCCTGGTCACGGGTCTCAAGACCAGCCGCCTCTTGGTTCGCCACATGGATGTCTCCGTTCAGGATGATGTCAGCGTACTTGCCTCCATCCCAGTGATGAAGGTAGTGAGCCAGGCAGCGGAGTTCCAAACCGCTGGCATCGATGCCGACCAACTTCAAACCTTTTGTAGGAATGAACAGGCTGCGGAACTGTTTGCCGTAGGGGGATCGGACTGCCGGTACCTGAGCGACGTTCGGATTACTGTGCGAGCATCGGCTCGTTGCAGTCCCGATGTGTTGGACAACACCGTGAATCCGACCGTTCTTGTCGAAACGCATCAGACCACTCTCACCTTCTGACAACTGACCGACTCTCTTGGAGATCATCAGGTAGTGGCACATGACCCTACCGATACCCGGTGCCGTCTTGAGTGTGGTCTCATCGATCTTTGGATCACCGCCTGGCGTGAACTCCGTCGGCTGCCAACCCTGACCAATCAGATATCGAGCAATCTGCGGGCGGCTGTCCGGGTTGAACGGAATCTTCTTTTCTGTGGGCGGCCCCGGGCACACCTGCTTGGGACGGTATCCAGATGCAACGGCTTCCGACTTCGTAGGAAACCTTATCGATTCATTGTCCTCAATGTACCAGTAGGCAGGTGTCTTGCCGACAACGGTGTCGGGCGGGACCACCTTCTCTAGTTCCTCCTTCAACTTGTACTGTTCTTCTTTCAGTAGGCAGTAAAGATCGGCAGCACCCTTTGAGTCGAAACCGAATCCTCGAAGTTCCTGCTTTCTGAGAATGCCGTGAAAGACATGTTCGAGAGCAATGGCATCCTCGCAATACCTCAAACGATTCATGCAGAAGTGATAGAGGCACTTGGTGACGTTCACATCCTGAGTGCAGTACTCCAACATCTCAGGGGTGAACTGATCCCAGGCAGACTCTTGCTGACCGTAGTCGCCCTTCAAGACACCGAGGCGATAGCCCCATGCCTTCAGGCTGTACGAACCGATGTGCCGTTTCATCTCCTTGTCTTGGAAGATCCTGAAGTCATCCTGGCGTTGATCGGGGAACGCGAGGCGGGACAAGACACGGGTGTCACGGACCATCCCTTCCGGGTGCCAGGCCGGGTACAGGTGTTGAATGGCCGGGATGTCGAAGTTCATCACGTTGTGCCCGACAATGACATCCTGCATCTTGAGGAAGTGAAGTCCTTCCTGGATCTCATGGTCATCCGAACACTGAATCAACTCCTCGCCGTGGCGAATGACCAGACAATGAATCTTGGTCAGACCCGCAAACGTGTTCCAATCATCAATCGCTGTCGTCTCGATGTCGAAGAATGTCGGCTGCATCATCCGGTTCCACTAGGTTGTTGTCCAACAGATACTCACGGATATACGGATCCGCAAGCAACAAACGCTTCAACTTGTGAATGAGATAGTCATGTGCCCGAATCGCTCCCTGCCTAGACATCGTCCCTTCCTTGCCGTCTTCTCTTGGGAGAACCTGAGCGAGTTGTCTGAACGTGAGAAGGCGATTGGGGTCATGACTGTCCTTGGGCAGGAACTGATCTCTAGAACGGCGCATCATCAGAAGATGGCTCCTCAATGAACGCGGTCTCGGACAACAGGCCGGTCAATCGATCGTACCGAAGTACCGAAGACAAACCTGTCTCCCCAGTCCATCTATTCTTCAGGACCCGAAGACGGGTGATGTTCTTGTTTCTCTCGTCCTGCTGGTTGCGTTCCAGTCCAATCACGATGTCGCTCAACTGACCGATGGCCCCCGACCCACGCAACTGTCGAAGGCTGGTACTGCCGCCCTCTTCATGGGCCGTGCCGGTTCCAGGGGGTCTGGTGAGATGGGACACCACGAACAAACAGAACTGGAGTTCTTCAACCAGCGATCGAAGCCGGGTCATCGTGTTGTCAATCAAACGCCGCTCGTCGCCGTCTCCAATCCCGCTGACTACGATGCTAAGGTGGTCGAGGAACACATGGCTGCATCCACAGGACCGCACCATGTAACGCACCCGGCTCAGTAGGTTCTCGGTGTCCGTCGAACCGAAGTGGTCATACAGCACAACACGACCACTGCCGACGGTTGCATCGAATGCGGCCTCAAGTTCTTCAAGACCGAACTGGTGTTGGTCCCATTGCTGTGGCGGGCAGCGAAGTTCAATGCCCATCAGTGCCTTGCTGGTCTTGATCACGTTCTCCTCGAGAGCCATGACCCCGACCTTCTGACCCTTGCCGATGAGGTAGTGTTGCCAAGCCCGGCAGACACTTGACTTGCCCTGTCCGGTGCCAGAAGTCAGCGTCACGATCTCGCCGAGTCGGATGCCGAGCGTCATCTCATTGAGGGACTGCCATGGGTATGGGATGCTGTCCGTGTCTTCTTGATTGGCAAGCACCCGATCCCGAAGTTCCTCGCCCAGGATCACACCGTCCGGACGATAGACCTTCGCTTCCCAGACGCAATTGACGATCTCGGAAACCCGAGAAGCCATCATCATCTCGCTGGCGTCCTTCAATGGAAGCACAGCGATCTTGGCCCGACCGGGCGTCAACAGGGCAGCGCATTCCTTGGCCGCCTTCTGTCCCGGCTCGTCCATGTCAAACATGAACACGACGGTTTCAAACGACTCAAGCCAGGGCAACGCACGCTTCACGGCGGCACCAGCCGACGATGCCCCATTGGGTACCGAAACCACCGGCCACTTGTTGCCGTGTGCCTGACTGACCGACATGGCGTCGATCTCGCCTTCGCACACAACGACCTTCTTGCCAGAGGACCGCCAGAGGTGCTGACCAAAGAGCGGTAGTTCCGATCCCTGGCCGAGGATCCGAAACTGTTTGTCGGCGGTCCGTATCTTCTGGGCTACAGGGGTGCCATCCTCAGACCGGTACACGGCCACTTGGACACGCTGACCACGGTAGTCCCCGATTCCGTAACCAAATTTCGCACATGTCTCCCGCGTCAGTCGCCTCTTCGGCAAATCTGCCGGGGTCATGCTGATGAATGCGGCGTTCTTGGTGACCGGCTTGTTCTTGCTTGTACCGTCACCCGCATCCCAATGTCCGCACCCGAAGCAGAACGCATGGCCGTCGCTGTAGCGGGCCAGATTGTCCTTCGAGTTGCACGCAGGACATGGCTCATGGCTCACGAACCTGCTGTCGTTCTGGTCGTCCATCCTGGATCTCCTTGAACCACACATGGATTCCTGGGGCGTCCTGTGCCCACGCTTTACGGCAAGACAGCACCTCGATCTGCGTGTCGTCGTCCCATAGGAACCCGGTGCAGCAGTCAAGAACCAACTTGGCGTAGTTGTCAACGTCCCCGTTCGGAAGTTCTCTCTTGGATGTCTTCGGTCTCTCTACCTCAAACACCAGAATCACGCTCAACCTTCCGCTCAGTGGGGCTTCAGGGAGATGACCCTGTTCCCGCAATTGCTCTAAACAGGCTGAAGCCGCTGAGCGGAAGGCTTGATGCCTCTTGCCGTAGTAGGTGCCCCAACGGGACACTCGCGGGCGGCTAGCAGGCACCGGGGCGAGAGAGATGAAGACGTAGTGGCTGATCAGAAGTCGCCGTCGGCGTCGTCAAACGTGTCGAACGTGTCGTTCTTGGTGGCCGATGCGGTCTCGGTGGCGTCGGACTCGAAGCCTTCCTCGACCTGGAAGCCCAGAGATTGAGGATCCTTTGAGCCACCGAACTCGACTAGGGTCACGCACTGCACTGCTCTGAGTCGCAACGACATGCCGACGCCTAGGGCCGGAACGAACCAACAGGACGGCTCGAAGGAAACACGGATCCGGCTACCGCCGCCGATCAACTCGGTCATGGGCTTCATCTTGGCGTCGAAGAGAAGCGGACGCCTGTCCACGCCCTTCGAGGTCTTCGCCCGCATCTTGAACCGGAAGATCATGTTCCCGGTCGGGTTGCCGTCATCATCCTCTTCGGGCGAGTACGGCAGGTCCGCCTGCTTCAGGTTGTTCTTCTTCCGCTCACGACAGAAACCAGCGTACTCGTCGTTGAAACGGGACTCGAGGCGGTCGATCAGGTCCTGAGCCTCTTCGTTGGAAAGAACCAGGGCAACGTGGTACGAGCCGTTCTCGTCGAACTTGGTGTCCGGTTCCGACAGGTGCGGATACCGGGCCTTACCGATGGGCGTGGTCCAACTGGACATGTTGATCTCCTTAGATCAGTTGAAGAAGTACTGACTGCTGCGAACAGTCTCGATATCCAGACTTCCCCTCTCCGGGGGATCTGGAAGTTTGACGTTTCTCGGAAGGAACGGGGTGATGCCTTGAAGGAAACCGCCCATAAGATCCTCGCTGAACAGGTCTACCGCCACGTTGGGCAGCATGCGGTGCAGAGTACCCATGAACGCGGGCAGTGTCGAGTAGGCGTCATGGATTGTGGACACCTCGTCGATGCCTTGCTGACTGCACCGGTACACAGATTCCATTCCGATGGCAGCGTCGAGGCTGTGAATCCAGTTGGGCACGATCGCGTTGCGGTTCTTGACCTTGGACAGTTTGCCCTGCCCCACTCGAATGCGGTGCTGACGGATCTTCTCGCCGACGATGGTCTTGACCGACTTGTTCTTGTAGGTCTCATAACCCTGCTTGCACAGGAAGCCGACTGGAGTGGTCCACCGAATGGGAACCTGATGCTCAACGCAGACGTTGGAAACCTGCTGGAGCCATGCCATTGCCTTCTTGGCCTCACCGACCACATCATCGATGGCACCCCACAGGGCCTGCGCCAGCAAAGCACACGGTCGGTAAATCTCCTGGTTCTTCCACGGGTTGTTGTCCGGGTCCGCACGGAGACGATCCCACAACCAGTCACGGGTGTAGTCACGCACGGCAAACAAGGTTCCCGAATACGGAACGACCATGCATGGACGCTTTGCACAAGTGCGGTTTACCCCGAAGTCAATCCACTTCTTGGCATCGTCATTTCCCTCAGCAGCCGACACCTCAAGGCGGGCGATCGCAAGGTCTGCCACCTGCTTGTAGATGTCCTGAGGTTTGTCCGAAGGCGAGACGTTGGTAGCCTTGGCACCAACCGGATCACGCATCAGAAGACTGAACAACTGGAGACCGTTGCTTGACCCATCGACGGTGACGGGACTCGTCCAAAGATGCTCACCACCTAGTTCCGCATACCGGGCGTAATCGCAGCAGAAGGCAAGGAATGCCCATGGAGAATCGGTGCTGCTCCATTTGCTGATGTATTGAAGCGGATCCCGTCCGATGGCAACCAACTCATCATGGTTGTTGTCAACCCACGCCTCCCGCTCTTCAAAAGTCTCCTTATCCCAACCGAAGCAGTTTGCTCCATGGATCTTTGCCCACCGCACCGACTCAGGATCATCCATGCGACAACCGCGATGGAACGAAAGCAGAGATCGTGCCCAGTCTGCCCCCTGGGGCTGGAGGTAATAGGGCAGTGGATAGAACCGCGAACGGAAGTCGAAGTACCACGGGTAGTACAGGGCGTTGCCCTTGAACTTGTTCGTCAACCACGCGATGCGTCCGACCTGCACACGCCTGCTGGTGTTCGCATCGTTCTCGGCATGAACCCGAGCAGCCGCCTTACGCCACTGACGACATGCGTCCTTGTTGGTGTCGATGTCGATGGGCTTGGCCGGTAGTTCTCGACCGTTCAGAGTCGGAAGATTTCCGGCGGGGACATCCTGTTCCCAGCAATGCTGGAACACATCGATTACATCGTCGTTCAACCGCCAGGCCACGTTCTGGAGGTGGTTGATTGCGGCAAGCGGCTTGGTCAAGGGAAGGTCGTTCAAGTCTTTGAGATGCTGCTTGTCTCTGGTCTTGATCAACGGACGCTGCGTCACGACATCCGTCAGATAACCACCGGACCAGATGTCCTTCCACTCCGCTGGCTTCTGGATCATCGGGAAGTAGACCGGCCACACGCTTTCCTGGAAGTAGTGAGCGGTCTTCAACCAGTTGAGCGTGTCCTCAGTGGCTTGAACGAATGTCTCTCGCTTGCCGAGGATGGTGGACCGAGTCTTGATCTCGATCATGCCGGTGCATTGGTGCATCAACTCGACCAGCACAATGCCGACCTTCACCTTGTCAGCCGTGGGCCAGTTCTCCCACTCGAGGTTGACCAACTCGGCGGCTCGACGGAACTGTCGCCTGCGGGAACTACGCACGGTCTGATGCTGGACGAACTGCTTGGTGGTCTTCCAGACGGCTGGGTGTTCCGCAGCCATCTTGCGACACCTCAGTTCCTCCTCGAGTGAACTCGCTACGTCGATCGCAGTCTTGGTCAGACGCTTGTGAATTGAAATGGAATCGATGACCGTCCGGGCCGTGAGGGCTGCGATCAACTCAGGTTCTAGTTGCTCGATGTAGGCCAACGCAGAGTGCCGAGATCCAGCCTGGACTCGGTCAACTCGCATCTTCCACCCGACAATCCCATTCGCAAGACGAGACACACTTTCTTCCAGCAGCCTCTTGCCCACCGGTGTCTGAGATTCCATCTCGAACTTGCGAGTCCGCAGGACCTTGTCGCGGTATCGCTTGATACCCATGTCCCGCATCTCTGCTTCAAGATCGCTCTGCTTCATGTAGCCCCCTTAGATGCGGGGATCATTGACGTACAGCAGGTCATCCTCTTCTGGACCCAGCCGGTACTCCAAGATCCAATGGTCCTTCACCGGCTTCGGAGTCGGAAGACCCTGTAGCACGGCAAACATGTGGATGACATCCGCAACAAGAAGAGCAGACTCCTTCGTGGCAAACCGAAGAGCCTTGTCTTGGTGGAGGGTCAAACGGACCGTTAGGTCCGACTCGCCCGGCCTGTGTCGAACAACGTGCTGCATTGTCATCCATGACAAGAAAGGGGGCCGAGGGACCGAAGTCCCCCAGCCCCCCACGGAAACGGATCAAGACAATCTGGCAATGGCGTCCGTCAGATTCTGCGGAGCAAGGTGAGCGTATCGTAGCGTCATCTCGATGGTCTTGTGGCCTGCCAACTTCTGAACTGTCAAGATTGGCACATTTGCCTGAACAAGTCGAGAGATGAAGGTGTGGCGGAACGTGTGGATCACAGCCGTCTCATCGTTGGCAAGACCACACCGACGCTTGATCAGGTCCCACTGAACCCGGAGGCTGTGCTTGGTGAGCATGCCCCACGGATGGGTTGGATGGGCGTTGCGGGTGTCCCCCAGGATCTCACGGACAGCGGGCGTCATGGGCACCGAACGGGCGGTGCTGTTCTTGCTGTCCCGAACGAGGATCAGATCCTCCACGATGTCGTCATGCGTCAACGACAACGCTTCTGACAGCCGCAA